GGCGAGTATGTCGAGCTCACCTTCAAGGTCTCGGAGCGTGCCTACGCCGCCTGGCCCGAGCGCATCCGCGGCGCCTTCGAGCCGGCGCGCACGGTGCGGACCGGAAAGCCCAGCTACCGCCTCACCATCCTGAACGACGTCGCCCTGAGGGACAGCCCGCACGGGCCGGGCATCCGCCCTGCCATCGGAGGGTCGCGCTGATGGCACTCCGCATCGTCACCGCCGACGAGCGCTTGTCGCGCGCGGCCAACAAGACCACCATCGCGCTGTTCGGGCCGACCGGCGTCGGCAAGACGACGCAGCTGAAGCGCCTGGCGCCCAGCGAGACGGTCTGCATCGACCTCGAGGCCGGGATGAAGTCCGTCCAGGACTGGCCGGGCGACAGCATCCCCGTCCGCTGCTTCGAGGACATGGTGGTGCTCGCCTCGCTGGTGGGTGGCCCGAACCCCGCCGCGGCGCCGGAGGCGTTCTTCTCGCAGCAGCACTACACGCACTTCGCCGGCCTGCATCCCGAGCTGGTCGCGCTGCTCGCCAGCAAATCGATCGTCTTCCTGGACAGCATCACCGACCTGACGCGGCAGGCGATGGCTTGGGCCAAGAAGCAGCCCGAGGCCTTCTCCGAAAAGACCGGCAAGCCCGATGTTCGCGGCGCCTACGGCCTGATGGCGCGCGAGGTGATCGGGCTGCTGAAGCACCTGCAGCACGCGCCGGGCAAGACCACGATCATGGTCGGCATCCTGGAGAAGCACACCGACGAATTCGGCAAGGTCACCTGGCAGCCGCAGATGGAGGGCGGCAAGGCCGGTCGCGAGCTCCCCGGCATCGTCGACCAGGTGATCTCGATGTCGCTCTTCGCGCGGGAGGAGGACGGCACGCTGCGGCACGATCCCGAGCGCGGCACCGAGCGGCGCTTCGTGTGCCGCGCGGGAAATCGGTTCGGCCTGCCGGCGAAGGACCGCTCCGGCCGGCTCGACGAGACCGAGCCCGCCGACCTCGCCGCGCTACTCCGCAAGATCAACGCCCCCGCCGCGCCCATCGCCTGAGCCGAAAGGAGACCTCGATGTACGACATGAACGATGCCGAGCTGCCGCGCAGCTCCGATCTGATCCCGGATGGCACCTTCGCGAAGGTGACGATGGTGATCCGCCCCGGGGGGATCGACGGCCAGGGCGAGGTGGATCGCGGGCTGCTGAAGGCGGCGCGCAGCGGCGGCGACACCAAGATGATCGACGCCGAGTTCACGGTGCTGGTCGGCCCGCATGCCAAGCGGAAGTTCTGGCAGAACTTCACGGTCGCTGGCGGGAAGGTCGATGAGCAGGGTGTCTCCATCGCCTGGAAGATCTCGAAGGGGACCTTCCGCGCGATGATCGACAGCGCGCTCGGCCTCGACCCGCAGGACATGAGCGAGGCGGCCAAGGCCAAGCGCGTGCTGCGCGGGCTCGCCGACCTGTCGGGCATCACCTTCGCCGCCAAGATCAAGGTCGAGGCATCGACGAACGCCGAGTATGGCGACCAGAACAGGCTCGACCGGGTCGTGCTGCCGGGCGAGCCGGAATACGCGCGCATCATGGCGGGCGAGGTGGTGCCGCCGTCGCCCTCCACGCATCGGGCGCCCCGCCCCGCTCCCGCGCCCGCCGCGGCGGCGCCCGCCTGGGCCAACACGGGCGCGCCCCGGGCGCGGGCGACCACCGCCCCGGCATGGGCTGCCCCCGCTGCCGCGCCGCCCGCCCAGACCGCGCCCCCGCCGCCGCAGGCGCCGCTCGCCAACGGTCCGGCCTGGCTGAACGGCTGATGGCGGCATGGCGCGCCGACGCTGGAGCCGGCCACGGGAGGTCCGCACTCCCGCCGCGAAGCCGACGTCGCTGCCCCGCTGCACGCCGGACGACCAGGTTCGCCGCCTGGTGTGCGCCCTGTGCAGCCGCGAGGCGAAGGGCTTCGGCTACGTGCACGAGATGCGGCTCGGCGAGTTCCCGCATCACCGGTTCTGCAGCATGGCCTGCTGCGACGCCGGTGGCGCGCTCGCGCGGAGATCGAATGGCATGATCGACAAGACGCAGATGGAGGCTCGCGCGATCAAGGAGGCGCGGCGGCCGCTCGCCGAGGTGCTGGTCGAGCTCAAGCTCATGGCGCCGTTCCACGACCGCAGCGCGGCGGAGATCGACCGCATCATCGAGGCCTGCGTCGACGGCTTCCAGGCCTCGATGCAGCGCCAGGCCGCCGAGCGCGATCCGCTCGACGATCCCATCCCCTTCTGAGGTGACGGTGCTGCTCGACCTGAACCACGGCTCTGGCGCGGTCTATGGGCGCCTCGACCATGGCCGCGAAGGCGCTGTCGCCGTGACGGCGCGCGTGAATGCTGAAATCGACGCCGCCCTGCTCGCGCGGCATCGCCGGCAGACGCCGCGCGACTATCTCGGTGGCAGCCGGGTTGGCGAGCCCTGCGCCCGAAAGCTGGTCTACGAGATCACCCACGCGCCGAAGGACCGCGACTTCGACGCAGGCATCCTGCGCGTGTTCGACGCCGGCCATCAATTCGAGGCGCTCTCCATCCGCTGGCTGCGTCTCGCGGGCTTCGATCTGCGCGATCGTGGCGGCGATGGCGAGCAGTTCGGCTTCGCAGCCGCGGGTGGGCGCCTGCGCGGCCACGCCGATGGCGTAATCGTCGCCGGGCCTGATGTCGGCATCCGCTGGCCCGCCCTCTGGGAGCACAAGGCGCTCGGCCAGAGATCCTGGACCGACCTGGTCAAGCACGGCCTGCGCCATTCCAAGCCGATCTACTTCGCGCAGGTGCAGCTCTACATGGCTTACCTCGAGCTCGAGGTGGCGCTGCTGACCGCGCTGAACCGCGACACGCTCGCGCTGCATCACGAGGCGGTGCCGTTCGACGCGGCCGAGGCGCAGCGCCTGTCGGACCACGCCGTCGACATCTTGCGCGCCGCCGATGCCGGCGAGCTGCCGCCGCGCATCGCCCAGGCCCCCGACTTCTTCCTGTGCCGCTTCTGTCCCTACGCCACACGCTGCTGGGAGACACGCTTGTGAAGAGCGATGCTCAATACATTCGCCCATCGATCGACGAGACCTGGCGCGAGGTTCCAGGCTATCCAGCCTACGAGGTGAGCGATTGCGGCCGCGTGAGGCGCCGCTGCTCCGTCGGTGGCTGGGCAGCGGGCCACCTACTCCGGCCGGCGGCAATGCCAAGCGGCCATCTTTACGTCGTCCTGACAGACACCTCGGGCGCGAGCCGCAAGCAGTTCGTGCACCGCCTCGTTGCGCTCGCCTTCCTCGGGCCACCGCCCTTCAACAAGGCGCTCGTGCTCCACCATGACGACGTCCCGACCAATAACGAGCCGGCCAACCTCTATTGGGGCTCGCACAGAGAGAATGCCGTTGACGCACGGCTCAATCGGCGTCGTCGAGCTGACCAGCCCCGCCTGCGCGGCGCGCAACCAGGCGAAGCGAACGCATCGGCTGTGCTCACCGAGGAACAGGTGCGGCGCATCCGTGGAATGCTCGGACTTGGCCTGTGCGGCGCCTGCATCGCCCGACTCCACGGCGTGCGGAAGGAGACGATCTACGCGATCGCCAAAGGGCGCTGCTGGGCGCACGTGACAGAGGAGGCCACGCCGTGGATCGGATAAGCCTCACCACGCAGCAGCGTGCGGCGGTCGCTACGATTGTCGACTGGTACCGTAACCGCAGGGCCAGCCAGCAGGTCGCGCGCGTCTGGGGCTACGCGGGCGTCGGAAAGAGCACGATCCTCCGCTACGTGATCGACGAGCTCGGGCTGCGGCCCATGACGCGCGAAAACTCCTTCGCCGGCGGCGTGCTTTTTGCGGCCTTCACCGGCAAGGCTGCGCTGGTGATGACCCGCAAGGGCACGCCCGCCTCGACCATCCACTCGCTCATCTACCGCGTCTCGGAGGCGACGCCGGAGGAGATCGCTCGCGTCGAGAAGGAGCTGTTCGACCTGCAACGCGACCTTCGGCGCATGGGCCCCGCCGAGCGCGCCTTCGCGGAGACGCAGATCAGCAAGCTGCAGCTGCGTCTTGCCGACATCCACAAGCCGTCCTTCCTGCTGAACGAGCAGTCCCTCGCGCGCGACGCCAGCCTCATCGTGCTGGATGAGGTCTCCATGGTCGGCCGCGAGATGGCCGCAGACCTGCTGGCCTTCGGCAAGCCGATCCTCGTGCTGGGCGATCCAGGGCAGCTCCCGCCCATCGAGGGCGCGGGCGCTTTCACCGAGGCCACGCCCGACGTCATGCTGACCGAGATCCACCGCCAGGCCGGCGAGAGCGCCATCATCCGCCTCGCCACCCTGGCTCGGCAGGGCCACGACATTCCCGCCGGCGAGCACGACGCCCATGTCTGGAAGCTGCCGCGCAACGCGGTGCGGCCGGAGCAGATGCTGCGGGGCGGCCAGGTCATCTGCGGCCGCAACAACACGCGGCTCTGGCTGAACAGCGCGATGAAGGCCGCGGCCGGCTTCCCAGCCACCTATCCGGAGGGCTGCAGCGAAAAGATCATCTGCCTGAAGAACCGGCATGACCTCGGCCTCGTCAACGGCATGTTCGTCTCGCTCGCCGACATCCGCGACGAGGGTCGGCTCGCCTTCAGCGCGACAGTGACCACG